GTATCAATATCATTTGAAGTTTCTAAAATGCTAGTATCAATTAATAAAGCATCTTGAATAGCTTGAGCATTTACCATTGCTTTAACTGCTTTTGCTCCACCTTCCTTATATGATTTAACATTAGACTCAAAATCTTCTAAAACAAAATTAAGACCAGTCTTTAATGCTATTTTTTGAATAGCAGCAAAAGCAGGGCGCGAACTTTTTGGTGCTAACAAATAGTTTTTATTTTCACTTGCAAGCAATAACTCATTAGCTGCTTCCGGGGTTAAGCCTCTAAGAGATCTAGTCGTAAGAGCATCTAATGTACCTTTAAGAACAGCAGTTGCTTGTTCTTTAATTGCTTTAGCTTCGTCATCTCTGCCTAGTAGAATAGTTTTTTGCACTAATTCTGTTTGTTTTTGAAATTGTGTTATAGCATTAGTAGCAGCAGAAAGGGGAGCACCAGCAAAAGCAGACCCCATTGCGGCCATGGACTTTCCGGGGGTGTCAAAGCCTATTTTACTAACAATTAATTTTTCTTGAGTTTCTAAAACTTTGGCCTCTCGGCTTTCAAAAACCTTAACAAGTTCTATTGCTTCTGGCAGTACTTCATCAGCAAACTTTTCATATTTATTAAGATCTTTAAAACTTGCTCCACTACCAATTAAAGTTCCTAAAGACTTTCTAATAGTTTCAAATGTTTCAGGAATTAAATTATATTGCTTAGAGCCAATTGCTGCTTTTAGTATTGTTAGATCTTCAGAGCTTGCACCTTGTTTAAGGTCAAACTCAAGAGCTCCTTGAGCTACTGAAAATAAGTTATCTATAGTTAAAGATTTAGGATTCCAGTTTTCTAACCCAGCCCCTACTCCATCAGCAACAGCCGCTGCTGTAGAGCCCATTATTGCGCGAACAGGATCATAAGATTCAGTTTCTTTTGATTCTGGAAGCCCATTTATTGCTACTAAACGTCGAGTATTTGCATTTCCGTTTGCAATAGCGTTCTTGCTTGCATTGCTAATGGCTGCTCTTTCTCTTTTTATTTGCCTAGCAGCCATACTAGCGCGAGTAGACGCTAAGTAACTATCTCCCACCTCCTTAATGTAACCTCTAAATGGGCCTTCAGAAGCTTTGTTCATAGCAGCAAGATATTCAGAAAGCGCATTTTGATACAAAGAAACACCATTGGGCATTCCATCAAAACGAGCAGCAAGCTCCTTACCCTTATTCTGTATTTCTTCACCAATGTTTTCTTGGAATCGAGCTCTAATCACACGCTGATAAGCTTCAGTAGCAATTCCACCAAACCCCTCTGGGGGAGTAAATGCTTCTGGTTCATTAGTAATTGGATTTAAAGTTATAGTATCTTCACGATCTACAGAAAGGGCTGCATCCTTACCAACCTGTTCAGCTTTAGCTGCTGCCTTCTTAAACAAGGTATTAGATATTTGATTTGCGCCTTGGACTACGGCGTCAGCAACCATTGAACCGCTATCCGAAACTCTAGCTACACCAATAGGGCCAATTGCAAATTGGCGTTTTTCACGAATAACAGCCATGTCTTTTTCCTATAATGTTTTAGTTGAGTTAAACTTGCTAATTCCGTCAGCCATTGTAGTAAAAGCATTAATGTATGAAGCTGTTTGGGCATCTCGACCCTCCCTAGAAACCGCAAGAGCTTGGCTTGTAAGCTTCATAGACCGCATCATTTTCATAAACTCCATGTTCTTTATATCTTCCCCTACAACTTCTTTCTGTTTACCGAGGAAAGCATTAACAGACCTATCAAGTCCAACATCCCGACCAGCAGCAGCAAAAGTTGCGATGTTAGAAGAAAGATTAGAACGATAAGCTTCCATTCTCATGTTGCTTTTCTGAGTTGCTTCAGCTTCATTAAGCACTCTTTCTGTGCCTAAGTTAAAAGCATTTAATCTAGCTGTGCGCCTAGCGCTAATCCCTCCAGCAATACTAGCAAGAGCTGAGACACCAGAAGAAATAAGACCTAGTGACATTATGTAATTACCTCCGATACAAAGCCTTTAACATGAAGAGGCAGTGGTTCGTTTTGTTCAATTGTAACTTTAGGATCACGACTATACCCTAACAATCTGTACTCTTTCTTACCTGAAAACGGAGAAGAAGAAGATAAAGTTATTACTCGATTATTTACTTTTACTGACCGAGTATCTTTTAAATCAGCTACAACTGTACTAATGCCTCTAATGTCTCCAGTAATTGCACCGCCCGGCAAAACAGCATCAATAGCATTACTTTCAATTTTTGCTGTAAACTTTACACCAACACAAATTGAAGTACTGTTACTTAGCGTAATTGCAATAGAAGCAGTGCCACCATTATTAACAACAGTAAACTCACCATAGTAAGTTAAACCATCTGCACTAACAGCTTGAACTACATCGTTAACAGAATAAGCAGAGCTAACATCTGCAAAATTGCCAGACACACTTGTAGTAATATACCTGTCTAAACCAATATCGCCCTCAAATTCACACAACACCAAGTTACCATCAGGGTCGTATATATTAACAAAGACACGATCATGAAGTGCACAGACTGAATCAAAGCTGCCACTTGTTGTTAACTGCGTCCATGCTGCGCGTCTTTCAGCGCGATTAGAGTTAAACAAAGAAATATTGTTATCTCCATTAGTCATAAACACATAAGACTCTGAACCTTGGAATGCTCCATGTGATACAGTCATAAACTTAGGATTGCTTATCAAATGTGATGCAATAGTAGATATAGCTGTAGATGTGTAAGCGTCTTCCGCATCAGTATAAAGATATTCTCTAATTACATTACCACCATTTTGAACAAACACTGTTGCCCCATCAATAGATACTGGCTGTGTAAAATCGCATCCAAATGGAGTTTGCAATCTAATCTGAGCATTTGTTGGAGTAATTGCTTGGTTTAGATATGTAGGCACATAAAGCTCTCCAGCAGCGCCAAAGATCTGAAGGTCCCGATTTGAAATCATGTATCTTATTTCATTCACATGACCAGTGGCAGCGATGAGGTTAATAGAATCTGCATCAGCAGCTTCTGCAACATCAAAGTTAAAAAAGTTTCCAACTCCACTCATCCAGATTGCGTCTGGCTGTGCAATGGTTCCAGCAAAACAAAGACGATTTTCATGGAAGACAACAGCAGCAGGGTATCCCCTAACAGCAGAAAATGCTTGTTCAGACCACTTAATTGTAGGCGCGTGAGTTGTTATTTTAACATTACCACCACCGTCTTCTGAATCATTTGCTGCTGCGCCCGCAGTGTAAGTATAAGTATTCTCATCAATAACATCTTCAATAGTAAACGTGCCGTTTATTGAGCTTGTGTTTATACCGCCTACAGCAGAAGCACCTGAGATTGTAATGGATTCTCCATTACTAGTATTGCCTCCAATAGAAGTGTTACCCTTATAGCCATGATTTAAATGAGTAACTTCAACCTCTGCACTTCCGTCTGTGGTTCTTAGGGGATTTAAAATTTCCAATCTTAACTTTAATTGCTCAGTGGCAACGCCATTTAAGACCGTTGGACTTACGTAGTGAGTAACCCAAATCTCAATATTATCATATCTAATAAAGCTATAAACATGGTCAGGCGTCCAGTGCGCTTGGCTTGTTGTCAAAGCCATAGCACCTCCACCACCAACCCCACCATCACCACTTGGGTCCATTGTAACGCCAAACGACTGAAATGAAGCATAAGGTTGATAATGTTTATCACCATCAAGCCTTTCATCAAAAGCAAACGTAGTAACCTCAAAGTCAGTAAGAGATGTTCTAACAAGCATTCTGGGCATAAACAAAGGATGGCAAATAAACATTACATCGCCATACTGAGCAGCAGTATATTCTTTTAAGTAGTCTCTATCAAAAGGAAGCGCAGCTGAAGCTGTATCTGCGGTTATAGTTTCTACTAGAGTAACAGCACCAGTAGCTTGATTTAAATAAAAACATCTAACTTTAGCATGTTCTATAGAAATTAAATATTGCTCGTCATCTGAAAAAGAAAAGTCAAACAAGCGAGACTGAGTAGGATAACTGGCATTATAAGCAATGCTATAGTCATAAAGGTACTTTGTACCGTAGCGCTTCTTTACGCTCCCAGTAGAGGTAACAATCATATTCTCTAGTTTAGATGCTGATGCAGCATATACAGGGCTATCAGTTCTCATTGAGAGAGCGTCGTTAACCTCACCAAACTGAAAGCTGTTTTGAGGGATTCTTGTCTTCTTCATTAACTGCGCCTTTGAGCAATAAACCTTGAAGTATCAAGACGTTTTGTAGTCTGTCGCTGTGAGTCTCTACCTCTGGCTTGTGTCATTAAAAGAGAAGCTTTTTGTTCCATCATCTGTGCTAGTGAAGGATCACGCGCTACAGAAATAGCTAAGACAGAAGCAACTGCATACTCCACAGCAATAGTAAAATAAGAAGGCCACTGAGATTCATTAGCCCTAAATATAAAATCTGCTACTAGCTGATCGGAAGCATTGGCATCGCAATAAATGTTATCTCCGTAAGTATCGAAAGCAATTGGATAGTCATTTACTGTAACCGTATTAACATTAAGAGTACCTGACGGAAGTTGATAGCCAGAATCCCACCTTCCTGTGGGTGTAGTTGCTAAACGATTTAAAACTGCTTGATTTGTAGCAAATCCCCATCTTGTATTAGTCAAAGAAGCTCTGGCTATATCTTCATACATAGCATCACAAACTTCAGACTCAACAGAACCATCTGTAAATGAAACAATTGGAGAGCCACCCATAAGGATAGATGCTCTTGAACATACTTTAATAGCTGTGTTTGCAATATCTGGCATAGTAAGTTGGGGGCCGAAGCCCCCATCCCTTTTTTAATCGCCGTCTGTTTCAACGACAGCAGTGCCGTCCGAAACATCGACTACACTGCCAGTATTTGACAGAACATTGACAAAGTTAGTTGTTGGTACGTTTGTATCACAAACAATAATCAGATCACGAATAGCCAGCATATTTGCTGCGCTATTAAAATAACCTGCTGTGTTTACAGTCGCAATTGCATCTGTAGTTGTGTACATCCACAAACTTCCGTTTGAGTCACCACCAATTCTAGCTAGTCCACTTGCTGCATAAGCCATTAATTAGCCTCCTAGTTGTTATCTAAGACTTCATAGATGCCATCATCGTCAATAACGACAGCGCCCATGGACATCATAGATGTTGCAAGGTGAGATACTTTCTCAGCTACATAGTTGATTTCAGTAGTGACATCAGCATTAATGCCAAGGCCAACTGATGAAGTATGGTATGCAAAGTTTTTGCCACCAGCTACCGCAGACGTTGAGAAAATCTTGAAACCCAAGAACTCTTTCATTGTCATTCCACCTGCAAACGGCAAGTTTTGCGGCCCAACGTAGTCCGAAGAAGCAAACTCATTAATTGCAAACAAGTCAGCAAATCCAGTTGGAGACATAGCAAGATAGCGTTGGCCATCTTCTGGAATGTCAGCAGCACCGAAAGTTGAAAACAGTGTAAGCAAATCAGCCTTCTCAAGAGCAGAACTTGTATTATGAATCTGCGTTGAGTTAGCACCAGCATCCATAGCTGCAATAAGAATCTCATCAGTTTTGCGGCCTAAAGCAGCAGCAGCGGATTGCGCTACAGCTTGACGCTCATTGATGTTAATCTTTAGCTCATCGAGCTTGTCGATATACTCAGGAGCATAGTAATCACTCATAGTTGCTTCCACATTTGTGTGTGCAAGATCCATAGGTGTTACATTGCCGTTGCGAGATTTAGTTGTTGCGGCGCCTTTACCAATTACTTGAAAGCGAGCTACTGAAGCAGATACATTTGAAGAGCGAACAGTGTTACGGAGCTTACTGCCCATACGCTGATACGCTACATGTACTTCTGTTTCAAACTGCTTAATGAAGGCTTGGTCAATAGTATTAGCCATTTTATCAGTCCTATATGAAGTTACGTTTCAACGGGTGTCCGCTTTTTTTCACATCAACAAGGGTATCCAATTGGGCCTTTCAGTGCATCACGGGCCGTGACAATTCAGAATCAACATTATCTTTTCGATATTTGCAACGCACAAAATGCACTATAGGGTTTCCCCTAACGTCAATGTACTTGTGTTTAGGCTCAAAACCTAAACGACAGACCCAATTCATAGTAAAAATGTTTTCAGTCCAGATATTACACTGAAGCTCATTAAAGAAATTATGGTAATAACTAACCAATCTAGGCGATCCACGCACCAAACCACGCCAGTTTTGTTTGATTTCCTTAGAAAACATAGCATAAAATATCTGCTCGTACACACCTGATACAGCTACAGTTTCATTATCAACCTTTACGGCATGGGATAGATCATCTTCAAGCATACTTAAAAGACCGCTATAGGGGTCTGTATTGTACAGTACGTCAAACTCACGCACGTTTTGCTTTGAGAGGTTTCGAGAAAAGGGAAGAATGTCTTCCTCCCTTAACTTGTATAATTCAAATTCTTTATACTTGATAAGAGGCTTATCCATAAAGAGCTTTAAATCCTTCATCAACTTGCCTTACAAACGCAGGGTCTCTTCGAACAGGATGATGATATCTGTCATCTTGCATCATGGTCTGCAATGATTCAGCAGTTATTTGACCGGGAGCAGAAGTATTGCCAGAAAATGATCCGTCTTTCATTCCGTCCATTATGACTTCTAAAGCCATAATACCTTCAGCACTTTCACACATTCTCTCGATTGCTGGCATAACTTCATCTGGAAAAAACTTAGAAGCAAATGCACTGGCAGACTCAACGCGAGTAGAAGCGTTCTCGCCTAACCTAGCCGACTCTGCCTCAAGATCAGGCTGCGCCTGTTGAGTGGCTTGCATGTACATCTCAATGCCCTTTTGAAACTCCTCTTGACCGTAGCCATTTTCAAAAGAATGCTCTGCCCACCAAGACATAAGCTCACTATCTACAGCTGAATCAGGATCAACTGAATCAGGAAGTTGATAATCACCAGAGGAATCTGGCCTATCTCCATAAGCTTCAGCTTGTAACTCTTCTAAAATGTTATTTCTAAGGTCTTCCTCTTTAGTTCCAAGCTTAGATTCTAAAGCCTTGTAAGCTTTAGCTAAGTCTTCTGGGGAAGAATATTTTTCAGGAAGCCACTCAGGTCTACTATCAGAGGGAGAATCTGGTTCAACCGTTGTGGCTTCCGTCTGTTCAGATTGATCTGACTCAACCTGATCTGTCATTAATGATTCACTCATTGCTTACTCCTATGCGCGTGAGATATTCGCTGCTCGATCAAGCCAACAAGATAGCGTTGACCTTCATGATGACGCAACTCTTCAGATGTAACATTAGGCCCATGAACCATTTCAATGGTAATAGAGCGCAAGTAACTAAGGACTTCTTTTCCAGTAGGATTAGAGAAGACAGTGGCTATATTCTGGCTAATTTCTATGTCGCGATTCTGAGGCCGCTGTATACCATCAACCCCAATATTAACCTTCTTGTTCAACTTCCATTCCTTGTTCTTGCAACATTTGCTGTTGCTGTTGTTGCGCCATTTGCTGCGCTATTGCAGCTATTTGTTTACGCTGTTCTTCATCACGAATCAAGCTATCTGGCACACCAAATTTTTTCGCAAGGTGAATGGCTACTTCTTCACCGTCAATTAGTAGCTGTAACATCTCAGGCCCAAACGTCCCACCAACCATCTCAAGGAACCTAGCAACGCTTGATATGTCCTGATTTGCCTGAGCTTGCGCAAGTGGAGAAGTAGCTCGAACCTTAATCTCTCTGCCATTAACAGTAGGCAATTCAATGCGGCCCTGCTTCCTAAGAATGTAAACCACACGTTGCAATACTGGCTGAACAAGCTCTGACTGCAAGCGACCAAACGCAGCGCCCATACGACGAGACAAGTCTGCCATACGCTCAGAAACTTCTGTTGCTGTTGCTGGAGTCTTGTCTGGATTGCCCAGCATGTCATTATACAATGCTCGCTTAATATTTTGACGCATATCCCCCAGAACAAGTTGAGCAACATCGAAGCGACCAGCAGCATTGATAGGCTGCAAGCCAGCAGAGCCCATAGCTTTTGGGATAATAGAGCCCGGAACGAGTTGTATAGTATCAGGATTTACTACACCATCATCTTCCATTTGATAAATGCCAGAGATAGCCATCTGTGCATTCTCAAGTATTAACTCAATTGTAAGGTTAGTTGTCTTAATAGCAGATAGAGCATTAATAAGCGGCCCTCGACCGTACACTTCACCAGCACACTTAGTCCACCTAAAGCAAACATAGGGATTAGATCCTACGCCAACCATCTCTTTCTGATGAAGAATAGTTCTAGTGCGTTGGCATATAGCGTAATGAAAGTATGCTTCCTCATTGCGTCTACTGTAATCTCTACAAACTACTTCGACTACATCAGTAGTGCCATTGGATGACATAAGAGCCATAACTTTTGGATCGAAAGAAGACTGAGGATACATAAGAGGTAAATGCTCAAACGGAACTTTCTTCCTCTCTCTAAACACATGATCGATGCGATCATCAGGGCCAGTATCAAGAACAACATGAGGCAAAGGTATAGCAGAGAAAATTACTGGATTAAGAGCATCACCTTCCTCAACAGCCATTACGCCAGTACCGACAGCTAAGTCCATGAATGATTCATGAATCTCTTGACCAAAGTTAGAATTTTGAATGATATCAAAGACATACTCGGTTACGTCGTCTAGCTCATTATCTATGCGGTCGCGATCTTCTGGTGGAACTTCACTACCCGCTGCAAAGTCAGCCCATCTAGCAAAGTTAGGAACGATACCATGCTGCAATCTACTGGCAAATTCTTGTACTCCAACTACCGCAGTCTCATCAAATATTTTATCATCGCGGCGTTGACCAGCAGTCTCAGCATAAAAAGATTCTCTCTGCGGAAGCGCATATTCATAGCACTCTTCAAACAAAGACACCCAATTTTCTCGGAACGCTTTAGCCTTCTCAAACTTTGAAAGATACTTTTTAGCAATGTTGTCCATTATTAGCTACCAAACCTTTGCAAGAATCCAGCACCAGAACCAGAGCTTATTAAAGACCTTTTGCCGTAGCCACCGCCTTTAAGACCTTTGCGCTTTATCCTTGCTGTAAGAGCATCGCTAATGTCCTCACGCTTTTCTTCAGCTTTTTCTTCAATAGCTTTAGCTTTAGCTAACTCAGTTTCCATACGCTGATCGGCAGCTGCTTGCTTTTCTGCCTGTGAAGGTCCACCACACATTGTACATTCCTCTTTAAGTCATAATTTTCAAATCACAGGAAACAGTTAAAATCAACGCACAATTATAGGCGAGCCCAAAGTCCCTGCCTTCTTTTGTTTTTATTACTTGGCCCTTTGTTAAAGACATCAAAGTCTCGTCTAGCAATCGTAGGTTGGGCTGGCCTTTGGTTATTCATCAATGCTCGACCCTCTCCAGCACCCAACATTAGGTACTGCAACGCATCGTGTATGTGAGAAAACATATTCTTATCAGGCTTATCAGCGTATCTTTCTCCGCTAACTTCCATTCTCTTGTAGCCATACCCACCTTCAAAGCCCTTAATCAACATATTGCAACGTCGATCTATAAGAAATGCTGGCTTACCTTCTGTCATCTTCATTAGCTGAGAAGAAACAGATTCAAGCCTAAGGTCTACTGAGTTTGAATGAGTCGGGAATGCACGTAGTCCAGCCCCTCGGAGTATTTGAAATGGTGTAGATTCGTCAGTTTGAGCGCGGAAATCGCCAGCAGGGTCTCCAAATATGTGTACTTCTGGACATGCAAAGAAACGAGTAGACAGTTCGTTCCTTAAAACCTCTGCAAATCTGACTACTCCCATGTCTACAGCGACAATTTCAGACTGTATTAGCCACCTTCCGCGCACCTTTTGGCCTATAGCAGCTGCTGGTGTAAGCCCAAAGTCTACCCCTACATACACAGGTATCTCTGCTGCGATTGGTATTTCTTCTTTGGCGATGTGAACTTCTGGTGCAAACATAGGATATACAGGCTTTCCGTCTTGAATGTGACCAAATCTATTCATCACATAGACATCGATCCACGATTTAGTCTTACCTTGTATTAGGTTTGGATAATAAGACTTCATCATGTTCTTTTGGTTCTCAGCTAAAGAGTTTGGCTTGTAACCATCAATCTCGCCGTCTTCATCTCTGGTTTCAACCATACCAGAGGGTTGCGTAAAAAACTCCCAGTTAGTTGGTTTGACCAACATCTTGGCTTGCTCACGCGGTATATGGTCTGGAATTGGAACCTCACCAGACATAATAGGCCACCAATGATCTTCTTCTGGGGCGTTGGTATCTGCGATTACGCCTGTCCAACTAGGCCCACCATCACGCATAGAAGGATAACGACCAACACGCATGGTACACGCATCGATAATAGACTTAGGTATCTCTCTGGCCTCGTTAATCCAGATGCCAGTAAGTTCTAATGACAAAAGTTTCTTAACATCTTCGGGCCTATCAAGAGCTAAGAAGATAACCTCAAGGTCAATGTCACCCTTCTTAATATGATGAGTGTACGGCACTGACCAAGTAAACTTACCCCAGTTTTCTTCTGGAAACCAATCAAGCCAAGTCTTAATAGTAGTAGTTCTAAGCTGTGGGTTGGTGTTACGGATGATAGCCCATCTGCTTTTACGCATTCCATTAGGGCTTTTCTCTTGTTGTAACGCCCTGCGGAATACCTCAACGCAAGATGCAACAGATTTACCAGAGCCTACAGGGCCACGAATCCCACGAAAGAACGTATCGTCCTTCATGAATGATTTAATTACATCGCCATCTGGCTTGTACTTAAAGTCAATCAACGCAAACCCTTATCTACACCAAACCTTATCATGCGCTCGGCAACCTCTGGGCCTATGCTGTCAATCAGCTTGTCGCATTCCATATCAGTAACAAAAGACTTGCCATGCTTTGCCTCTACATGAGCAAAGTGTACCTTCCTCACTATTCCGCGAAGAAGGTTTCTGTCTTGTTGTGTAAGCGCTAATCCCAAGCTGTTGCACCTTTGCGCTTTGGTGCTGGCTTCTTCTTAGCCTTCTTAGGCTTAGAAACAACTCTGTCAACAGTATCAACAGTCTCAACTAGCGGGCGAGAGCTAGGAGTGCGAGTGCGTCCACTGTAGACATTACCAGCTAGAGTATGTGTGTCTCCAGAATACGGTGTTCCGTCTTTAAATGACCAACCCATTACTT